TTTACTATTAGAGGAACATCACAATCTTGGGGAACAGGAGATCTAGCCCTATCAGAAATAGGAGTTAATGAAGGAGATAATAAAGCTTTCATAAGAATTGGTAATAATATAAATCAATTAGCTTTTGGAATTGGTTCGACTGGATCGACCGGAGCCACAGGTCCTCAAGGTTCAACAGGACCAGCTGGACCAACAGGTTCGACCGGAGCCACAGGTCCTCAAGGAGCAACCGGATCACAAGGTCCAATTGGTCCAACAGGTATATCAAGTGCTACTCCAAGTTGGAGCCAGGTTTTAAAGGCTGGTAATAATTCAGGAACTTGGAGTGCTATAATGGGAACAGGAACAAATATATCATCAGCTAATGGTGGTGCATTTATCGCCTTGGATATGGGATCAACTCCAACAGCTTTATGGTTGGATGCTAATTCAACAACAAGAGATGTTTATATTGAATTATATGAAAATGGATTATTATTTAATACAAATACGAATGATTTGGCAACAGCCTCATACATTCAGATGGTTCCTGATAAAATAGATATAGTAACAAGAGAAAAATATGAATATAATACCATTCAAGGATTTGCTGGAGATTATCAATATGATAGTGGATATACATTAATAACATCAAATGCGACACAACAAATTGTGGCAACAGCTCAAGGACTAACAACAAGTATTTATGGTGTTCAAGTTGAAGCAACTATTACAGGTAGATTTGGTTTAACATCATCATATGGTGCTAAATTATATGGGGTTTTTAAATGGACTGGAACACAATCAAAATTAATAAATACAGTTGATAAAGTTGAAAAATCAGAATTTTCAACAGCAACTTCAGATATAACAACAGACGGAACAAATATAAATGTTAAGGTAACAGGAGAGGCATCAAAGCCAATAACTTGGAGTGTATTCCTAAAACAATATGTAAATGTAAGTTAAAAATTAAACAAAAGATATGATAGAAAGAAATAATAATTTACTAATACCAAATCCAGGAACATTAACCATTCAAGGATTGTCAGCGAGCCCTGGATATAATCTATCTGTTACAACAGGTGGGTTAATAATCGCAACTGCTGGTGGATCTGGAGGTGGTGAAACACTTGCCCAAACTTTAGCTATTGGTAACTCAACTGGTGGTAATAACATTGTTATGTCTAACAATGATAAGATAGTTGCTGGTGGCGCTTCTGGTGTTGCAATAACTTCTTTGACATTTAGCGTTTCTGGACTAGGTAGTCACGGAACAAATAGTATTGTTATTACTGATAATTCTGGTAATTTATCAACTGAAGTAACAGACTGGTCTAATGTTTTTGTTAGAAATGCTCCAGTTCCATATAATGATAATGCAACAACTTTATATAAGATAAATTTTGGTTCTAGTAATGCTCAATTTCAAGCAACAGAAATAAATTTTCCATTATTAACAACACTTACACAACCATCATCAGGAAATAGCTCGTTACAGATTGTTGCAAAACCAACATTAACAACTTTATATTTTCCATTATTAACTAATGTTATTGGAAGAATACTCGTTCAGCACGCTTCTGGTGGTGTTATAGATAGTATTAATTTTGCATCTCTTACACAAAGTAGTAATATAAATTTACAAGGACCTCTTGTAACAAGCATTAACATTGATAATCTAGAAACTGCTGATAATTTAAATTTAAGCAGTCTTGATATTTTATCAACTTTAAATTTAAGCAATTTTAAATATAGTTCAGTTAATGTATCAATAAACTCTTGCGCTTCGTTAACTTCAATTAATTTAGGTAATCTAATATTGGTTAATGCATTGGAGATAAATCCAAACACAACATCCTTAACAACATTATTATTAGGAACCTTTTCCACGGTTGGTAGCCTTCAATTAAGAAATTTGGGAGGCTTTGTAGGACCATTGAATTTATCGGGACTAACACAAGGTGATCAGATTACAATAGCTGATAATGCTGATCTAATTGGGATTACAATGTCCTCACTTACTACTAATTTATCTGTTGGTTTAGATTTTGGTAATAGCCCATCTTTATTATCAATTGATATATCTTCGCTTATTAATGTTGGTGGATTTTTACACGGAAATGCTTGCTCATCTTTAACTACTATTTTAATTAACAATGCTATTGATACTATTGATGTGTCTTTTACTAGTTGTGCTTTAGATCAAACAACCGTTGATAATATTTTAATAGCTTTGGATACTGCTGGAAATTCAAATGGAACCGTTGATTTATCTGGTGGAACATCAGCGTCGCCTAGCGTGACTGGTGCAGCGGCAGCAGCATCATTGATAGGTAAAGGATGGACCGTAAATACAAACTAAAAATAAATATTAATAATGATATATGGAAGATTAGTTCAAGGAAACTTTATACCACAGGGTGGGCTTAATTACCCACCACTAAACACTGAAGATTCTATTCAAATATATGGTCAAACAGATGGATTTGAAACAAAAAGTATGTGGGAATTAACCCTACAACCAAGTAATATTGGATATTTAAATATCTATATACTTGGAATAAACGCTAATAAAACAAGTGGATACGGTTCCAATCTATTTGCGGTATTTAAAAATGGATTAACACAAATTGGAACCACAGATAAAGTTGAGAAATCAGACTTTTCAAATGCTACTTCAAATATATCAACATCTTCAAACAAGATATCGATATCAGTAACAGGAGAAGTTGGAGAAAGTATTAACTGGAATATATTTTACATTTATAAAACAACATAATAAGAAATGGCAGCAGACTCAGAAGAAATTGATATTAAAATAAAAGCATCCGTTGATGCCACAAATATTGGAGACCTTAAAAAATCAATTAAGGATTTAAAAACTGCTGCTTTGGAAGTTGGTGATGTAACATCAGCTGAATATAAAAAGATTGCTAAAGCAGCTGGTGAGGCTCAAGATAAGCTTAATGATGTTAATATGTCAGTTAAACAATTGTCTGGTGAGCCACTTGAAAATTTGGTAGCAGGATTCAAAGGAATAGGACAATCTATTGCTTCAATGGATTTAAAAGGATTTAAAACATCCTTAAATACAGTTAAAACTTCATTTGCTGAATTAACAGCAACTATGTTAGCTAATCCAATATTCTTAATAGCTGCAATTATTGGAGCTGTTGTATTAGCATTATATTCTTTAAAGGATATTATTCCTGGAGTAGGAGCAGCATTTGATGCAATTGGTAAGATAATTGATGTTGTTGTTCAGAGTATAAAAGATTTTACTGATGCTCTTGGTATAACAAATTTTGCTGCTAAAAAAGCTGCGGAAGAAACTGTTGAGAATACAAAGAAAGCATCTCAAGCAATTTCAGATAGATATGATTTAGAAATTAGAAAAGCAAAAGCGGCTGGTAAAGAAACAACACAAATAGAAATTGAAAAAGTCAAAGCTGTTCAAGCATCTGTTGATGCTCAAATAGAAGCTATTGAGCTTTTGGAAAAAGCTAATGGTAAATTAACTGATGATCAAAAGAAGGATCAAGATGCTTTAAAGGATAAAAGAGAAAAGTTAAATGGTGATTTAGAAGTTCTATACATTACAGATTCAAAGGCTAAAGAAGATAAAATAGCTAAAGATAAGGAAAAATCAGATAAAGAGCATCAAGACTATTTAGATAAATTAAAAGAGAAAAAAAAGGCACAAGAAGAGTATAATAAAGAACTTAGTTCATTAACTGATCAATATATTTTAGATGATAGACAAAGGCTAGAAAAGAAATATGATAATGATCTAGCTATTATAAAAGGAGCTGGAGAAAAAGAATTAGAGATTAGAAAAGCTATTGAGGAAGATAAAAAAGCTGCTTTAGAAAAATTTGATTTAGATGCTCAGAAAAGAAAGGATGATCAAAAAGCCAAAGATGATAAAGACGCTGCTGATAAACTACAAAAGGAATATGATGATTATATAAAATCATACAATCAGAAAAAAGCAGCTGATGACTTATTAAATCAAGAAATAGCTGATAATCGTAAGATAGATATAGATCTTATGAATGATTATAAGATAACACAAGAGCAAATAGATAATTCTTATAATGAGGCTCAAATAAGAAACGCGAAAATAACATACGCTGAATTTAATAAACTTTATAGACAAGATGTAGAGAACCATCAAACAGCAACACAAAAGAAAGCAGCTAATACAAAAATGGGTTTTGATATAGCTAAGGGGTTGGCAAGCGCTTTAAACGCTATTGGAGATTTAATGTTTTCGTTAGATGCTGGTAGAAGTAAAAAAACATTAGAGGAAAGAAATAGAGTCGCTAAAAAGGAATTTAATATAAAGAAAGGACTTGGTTTAGTAAATGCTGGTATAAATATGGCTGTTGGTATAGCAGCAGCTGCGACAGAAACACCTTTCTTACCACTAGGACTAATACACTTAATAACAGCTGCAACAACTGGAACAATAGCACTAGCATCAATAGCAGCCCAAAAATTCAATCCAGAATCAGCATCTGATTCAGCGGCACCAACACCAAATATACCATCAGCTGGTGCTGGTGGAGACTCAACACCACAAACACCAGCTTTCCAAGCACCAACATTTATGGGACTTGGACAAAACAATTTAATTGGAGGAGCTCAAACAAAGGCTGAAAAAGTATATGTTGTTGAATCTGATATAACATCAACACAAAGAAGAGTATCAACAATTGAAGGTAGATCAGTTTTAGGAGGATAGAATTAAAAAAATCATAATTAAAAATATATATTGATATGAACAACAACTTCAAACGTAAGAAACTACCTGGATATGGAAAGGTTAAAGAATTACAGGACTTTTTTATAACTTTAGACGACCAAGATAACACATCAGGACTTAGATCAATCTCATTGGTTAGAAATCCAGCAATTGGTATAATGGCTTTATGTTTTAATGAGCAAGAAAAAGTAGAACTCCAGTTCAAGGCTATGAAAAAGGAAAAGAAAATCGTTGGATTTACTATGGTTCCAAACCTTAGACTTTATAGAGAGAACGAATTCGGAGAAGGATATAACTTAATATTTACAGAAGATGTAATAAAGAGACTAGTAGATAAATTTAATAAGAATAATAATAACAAATCTATTAATATTGAACATAAAGACCAGATGGTTAATGGATTTATATCAGCGAACTGGATCGTAGCGGATAAAGAATTTGATAAGTCAAGACATTATGGATTTAAAAACATAGTTGTTGGATCACATTTTATGGAAGTTCAAGTTGAGGACCAAGAATTCTGGGATAGTTATGTAGAGACAGAACCACTTGGATTTTCCGTAGAGGGAATATTTGGAGTGGAGGCAAAACCACAAAAATTCTCTTTAGAAACAGCAACAGATGAGGAAATTATTGAAATTTTCAAGGAGGTCTTCAAGGAACTAAAATAATTATTAAACGAAACTAAAAAAACCAATCATAAAGATATATATCTTTAGGAACAAAAAACCAATTTAATATACAATGGAAAAAAATACATTAATTCAAGACGCAAGAGAGATCCTTAAAGGACTTTTAAGCTTTGAAAAACAAGAAGTAAAGTTAAATGATTTTACAGACGCTAATGGTCTTAAAATCACCTCACCAGACGATAAATTAGATGTTGGATCAGATGTTTATGGATTAGACGACCAAGGAAATCAAATTCCATTAGACAACGGTGAATACAACTTAACAGATGGATCAACAATTGTTGTAATGGATGGTAAAGTATCTGAAATTAAAGCAGAGGCAGCTCCAAAAGACGGTGGTGAGACACCAGTAGAAGACGCATCAGTAGAGGCGGCTAAAGCACCAGAAGCACCAGTAGATGCGGCACCAGCAGAAGCAGAAAAGCCAGCAGACGCTAAAGAAGAAGCTGGAGTAGCTGATAGAGTAGCAAAATTAGAGGAACTAGTAGCAACTATTTTAGATGCTTTAGACAAATTAACTTCTGGATCACAGGAAATGGCTGAGAAAGTTGAAACTTTCGCAAAACAACCAGGAGCTGAACCAATTAATAAAGTAAAAATCGAGAGAGAATTATCTCAAGAAGAAAAAAGAACTGAAAGAATGAGAATGATTTCTCAATCTGTTAGATAAATAAAAAAAAAAATAAAAACACAATAAAATGGAAAACAAATTTGACTTAAAATTCAACGCCACTTATACTTCAATCAGCAAATACGTTGATTCATTATATGATGGTTTCATTCCTTCTGTTGTTGGTAAAATTAGAACACTAGATTTCGTAACCCTAGTTCCTGATGTAGCTTATACTAAAGTTATCCCAACTGTAAACACCACTTTGGATCTAGTAGACGCATCTAGCTGTACTACTTTTGCTAATGGTGCAACTGCCGCAATCACAGGAGTAACATTGACCACTTGTTTCAAGAAAGCTGAAGAGTCTTTCTGTCTTAACGAGATGTCTCAATACTGGGCAGGACAATATATGAGAAGTGGTGATTACAAATCATTACCTTTCGAACAATCTTTCGTAGATGAATACGCTGGAAAAATCGCTAAGAAACTTGATCAGATCTTCTGGCAAGGTGACTCTTGTGTAACAGGAGTAGCAGCTGGAGCAACAGCAGGTGGAGCAACTTGGGTTGGAACACAATCGTTCTCAACTTCAACAGCAATCACAAACGGTATCATCTATACTTTTGATAATATGATTAACTACTTAGCAACTGCTAATAGCGATATGTTATCTGAAGATTTAGTTATCGCGGTAGGACAAGACGCTTTTGATGTATATACAAGATCAATTAGAAACTTGAACCTATATCACTTCTCCCCAGATGAAATTAACGGAGCTTCTGTTAAACTATTCGGTAAGAGAAACGTAACATTATTCGCAACAGTTGGTCTTAACGGAACAAATATGGCAATGTTATACAAACCAGAATTTGTATTCTGGGGAACTGATATCGCACCTGTTGATGGAAAACCTATCGATGGTGAATACTCGTTCTACCTGAACAAATATCTATTGAGATTCCAAGTTAAAATTGGTGCAGCTATCGCATTTCCAGCAAGTGCAGTTGTAGCAACTCTTGTATCTTCAAAGAACGCAAACGTATAATCAAAGAAATAAATGAGGGGGTTGGGATTAACTCAACCCCTCCATAAAAAAATAAAAGAAAAACAAAATGGCTTGTATAATAACATCAGGATATTCTTTAGGTTGTAGAGACTCTATTGGAGGAATTCAATCGGTATATATCGGTGAATTTAATGGCCCTTCTTTGACTTGGACACTTGGAACAGACACCTCATCTCCAGATATCATAGGAACCTTTTCAGGAGCTACTGTATCTTTCTGGGAATTCGAACAAGAAATTGAAACTGGAGCTTTTACACAAGCTGGACAGTTCTCAACCGTAAACGGAACATCTTTCTATGATGAAACAGTAGAAATAACTTTACAAAAACTAGACGCCTCTCTTAGAAATAAGATTAAGGTTTTAGGACAAGGTAAATGGAGAATAATCGTTCTAGACCAAAGAGGTAAATATTGGTTAGTTGGAGCTCAAAACCCTGTAAGGGTATCAGCATCAACACCAGGAGTTGGAAAAGCTTATGGAGATTTAAATGGTTCTGTCTTGACCTTTATGGGTAAAGAACCAGTTCCAGCTTATGAAGTATCTTCTGCAGCAGCAGCTCAAGTTATCCAAAATCAATAAGGATTAATAATAATTTAGGGAATTAAGAAATAAGAGATCAGCAAAAACGCTGGTCTCTTTTATTTTATTTAAACTATATAAAAAAGTTAGTAAAAAAGATATATAATATAAGAAAGTTAATATAAAAATATACTAAAACTAATGAAAAAGATTAAAAATCAATATTTAGATCAAAAAATTCCTTGTCCTTTAACAAAACAAATCGTTTCTGTTAGGATGATTCCAACAGGATTATATGATATTTACGCTTCTAAGGGATATGATTTCCTATTTGAAGAAGTAGAAGTTAAAAAGGTTAATATTAAAATTGAAAAAAATAAAGAAGATTTAAACTAATATGAATAGATATTGGGACTTTGGTAGTCAGGAAGTTATCGTAACTCTATATGAGAACTCTAGTAATATAACAGATCCACAATATACTTGGGTCTTAGAGAACAAAGATACTTTGGTGAAAACCGCTTTTTATCAGGAGGATCACTCAAATTTTCCTTGGTACTATAACGCTTTTACGGTTAGTATAGCGACACAATCTGGTTTAACAGCTGGAATTTTAGATCTAAGTTACGGACAATTTAATTATTTTATATATGAAATGGAAAATCCATTTGATTTAGATATCAATAATTCTCTAGGACTTGTCGAAAACGGAATAGTTTATATTGGATATACATCTTCTGGATTATCAACCTTTACTCAATCGAATACAATACCAACTTTTAAAGGTGGATGGAATGTATAAAAAATATATCAAAATAAATATATATAAATATGGAAAATAAAAATATGATGCGTGTTCTGAACTTCAACTGTCAAGAAAGAGAACCATACCTTGAAAAAAGAAATAATGGGTCTTGGACAACCTGGGGATTAGATAATTTAAGAGGTGATTATTTACTAAATTTATTAAATAAGTCCTCAAAACACAATGCAATTTTGAAATCAAAAGCTGCAATGATTGGTGGACAAGGTTGGAATAAAGATAACCTATCAACAAATGCTTTATTATTCATAAATAATTTAGAAAATGAATGCTCTTTAGATGAGATCCTAGCTAGACTTTCATATGATTTAGAAGTCTTTGGAGGATTTTATTTAAATATAATCTGGTCAAAAGATAGGACAAGAATAGCTGAAATAAATTATTTAGATCATAATTTAGTTAGAATACAGGAAAAACAAGGAGATGAAGAAACAGACTCATATTGGTATACACCAGATTGGTCAAAACACTCAAGACAAAAACCTGTTAAGTATCAAGGATTTTCAACAAATAATAGAAAAGAAGCCAACCAAATCCTATATGTTAAGGAATTTAGACCTGGACAACAACTATATGGTATACCAGAATACATTTCAGCTGAAGGTTGGATAGCCTTAGAAGGAGGAATAGAAGAATTCCATAACTCATCTATTCAAAATGGATTTAGCCCATCGATGGTTATAAACTTTGGATCAGGAATACCTGGATCAGAGGATATGGACAATATAATTAGAAGACTTAGACAAGAATATGAAGGTGCATCTAAAGGAGGTAAAGTAATATTTACTTTTTCTGATGGATCTGAAAACGCACCAGTTATAACCCCAATTAATTTAAATGATTCTGATAAAAGATTTATAGAACTTAATAAAGAAGTTACTGAAGGAATTTTATGTGGACATAGAGTTATCAACCCAACACTATTTGGAATAAAAACTGAAGGCGAATTAGGTGGAACTAATGATATATTAGAGTCTATGGCGATCTTTAAGGCTCAATATGTAGAGCCAAAACAATACTTAATAGAAAGAGTTTTCAACAAACTTTCTAGAATAAATGGAATTACAGATGAATTAAAGATTAATGAGTTCAAAATTAAACTAGATATTTCACCTGTCGTTAGTGATTTACTTTCAATTTTAGCAGCTCCTATATCAGATGGTCAAAAGATTAATATACTTTTAAGCTTAGGATATGATGAAGAACAAGCTAAATCTATTATAATTAATGAAAATCCAACACCAGCACCACAGGCTGATCCAGGACAAATAAATAACCAAAAATAACTATGACATTCTCACAATTTTGTAGCTCACAATATGTTTTCGCCAATACAATTATCGACAAAAATGTAGATCCCGAATTGGTAAATAAACTCATCAGGGATGCACAAGACATTGATATTCAAGCTGTTATAGGATATAACTTATATCAAAAACTAATGAATGATATAGCAACTTCTGGAGGACCAACTGGTATGTACTTAACATTAATGACAGATTATATACAAAGAGCTTTAGTTAAATATGTTTTATATAGATCATACCTACCAATTAATTATCACTTAACTAATAAAGCAGTAGCTGAAAAATCAACAGATAATGATAAGCCAACAGAAATGACAAATGTTAGGTTCCTTATGGAAAAATCTAAAAACGATGCAGAATTCTATTGTGTTAGAATAAGAGAATTTATAATTAATAATCAGGGATCATTTCCTGAATATTTTCAATACGGACCAAATAGATTAGCAATACAACCAAGACCAGAAAACTATTATGGTGGAATTTATCTACCAAGAGCATCTGGACCAGTTGGAAAATCAATGTTTCCTTCAACGAACGATCCAGCATTTCCAAGATGTTAAAAAATTTAAATATTAATGACTAAAGAAACAAAAAATCGCGATATTTATTCTAAAAACCTGGAGAAATTTGAAAAATTTTTAAAGGATAAAGAGAAATCTGAGCTTAAAAAAGAAACTATTAATAAAAATGGACAGCAAATACAAGAAAAAAACTGAGAACGGACAAACTATTGGAGAAGTCCAACAGCAGATCCAAAAGAAGATGACTCAAAAGGACCACAAATCTGATAAAGAGTACAACCGTCAGAGAAGTAAATTAGAAATAAAGGATATACTTTATATGTTTTAACTATGGAATGGGAAATTATTAAAAATATTGGGATCGCTTTAACCGCTTTAATAGCGGTTTTTGGCTTTTATGAAAAAGTCCTAAAACCTTTAATAGAAACTTATATAGAGAAATCAAAAAAGGAAAGTTTAAGAGATGAGAAGATAGATAAAATTGTATATCAACTTTTTCCAAATGGAGGAGGTTCTATAGCTGATAAAATTAACACAATATCATCAGATCAAAAATATATGATGTCTAAATTAGATCTAACATCACAAATACAACAATCGATGTTAGAGGAAGCAAAGCTACCTTGGTGGAAAGGAGATGGTGATGGATTATATTTAAGTGTCTCAAAAGAAATGTTAGATATAGTTGGGTATCACGAGTCGGATTTTTTGGGATCAAATTGGGCAACTCTCTTTGAAGTAGAAGAAATAGAAAGAATATTACATAGTTTTAATTTTGCTAGAGAAAAGAAAGTTAAATGGTTCGAAACCTATACATATAAAAATAAAGTTAAAGTAGAATCAACAGCATATCCAATATTAGATAAGAATAATAATATATCAGGATATTTTGGGATAATTAAAAGAATAGATAATGATTAAAGACCTAATTAATAGCCTAAAAAATAATAATGATGGATTTTCCTTCAGGAAATTAATGGCTCTATTAGGGTTCTTTTTAGTAGCTTATATGGACTTTAAATATATTTCATCAACCAACATATTAGACGCTCTTATTTATCATCTAATATTCATTTTAGCACTATTGGGTCTTATCAATCTAGATAAGATTATAGATGCTTGGTCTAATAAAGGTAAATAATTATTGAATATTAATACTACCAGTCCAATAATAAACCCAATGTGGATTTATAACACCATAATGTTCTTGTGTATCATAATAGGAATGTTGTGTTAAGCTATTTGTAATAGTCGTATCCTGTCCAAATCTTTTAAATTTAATAGTAATATTCCTTGGATTAGGAACACCATTTGTAGATCCATTATAATTATTACTTAAAAAATTTACACTATATCCAGACGTTGAATAATACCCTGGGTTTTTATCAAAATGTCCACCAAGTAAAGTCTGTTCTTCTAGGATAATTATATTAGAAGCGTTGTGTAAAGAGTCTTGATATATAGAGTCAATATAATATTGTTGACGAATTATTGAATCTTGGATATGTTGTAAGGAATCAATATAATGTTGATTATTATTTTGATTATTAATATTCAAATCCTTTTCCTTAGAACAACCTCCTATAAACAATAGGACACTTAAAATCATTATTATTTTTTTCATACTTATTATATATTTTTTTATTGAAAAGTTTTTATAATTCGAACCCTTTCCATTTTATTCCATCATATAAAACACTAGTTCTTCTATGTGTTTCTATTAATTTTTCAATCATATTTGTTTTACTTTCTTCAGCTCTCAACATCTCTAAATCACTTGTAAATACATTAAATTTAACTCCTTTTTCTATTGGTATCATACATACTAATTTTTGAATCTTTCCTAGGCTTTTATCAACAGTAGATGCTGGAAGGTCCATTGTGGTGAATGTTAATTCTGGCTCTAGGTCCGTTAGATTAAACACGAATGTGCCCTTCTTAGTAACGGAAATATAATAGATGGTGGATCCACCTATAGCGGCAATTTTCTTTAAAGATTCAAATTTCTTTTTCTCTAATAGTAATGTATCATAATAATCATCTCTTATTTTTATTTCAATAATATGTCTATAAACTAAAACTTTTGTTAAGAAATCATATAAACATACACAACAATCATATACATCTTTTCCGTGATATGGTGTAAATTGGAATAAAGGTTCCAATTGTGGATTAGAGTATATTAAAGGTAATAATTTTTTAAGGAATAACCTTTCTTCAAATGCTTTTTTCTCAAATTCTTGATTAATGTTCATAAGTTTATCCTTATTTTACATTATATATATTAATCTAAAACTCATTTTTATCCAATACCTTTAAATTTTAATAATTTCAACGATCCTTCCAAAAACTATTTTAAAAAATGAATATATATACTAAAATTATATAAAAATATGCAAGATCAAGGACTAATAACAGCTCAATCTAGATTATCACATCACACTTTAACAACACCAGGAATGACTTTTTCTATTCCTTTACAGGAAAACTTTACATTAACTGGATGGACTCCACAAAATCTTGTACTTTCTGAAATAGGAGTTAATGAGGGGGACAACACAGCCTTTATTAGAATAGGTGATAATATAAATGAATTCCAATTCGTTGGAACACAATCAGGATCAACAGACTTATGTTGTGATGAGGTAATGGATGGTCTAGTATATTTAGATAATCACTTATCAACTATGGAAAACAACCAAGAGAAATGTTGTGATCATATTTTAACAGAATTGGAACTAATAGAAGAGAAACTAAAACCAATTATAGTTTATAGAGATAGAATAGTTATACAATATAAAGTGATTAATACACACACAACAACAACCGTATATGTAGATGTCTGTGGACCAAAACCACCAACCGTTACAACTATTACAAATGTTTATATCTCATCACAAGCTCCAACAACTAATGGTTGGTTCGAAGCAAACGGTAGATGGTACTATAGATCAGGTAAGAATGTATATAGAGATTGGGAGTGGAATGAGAAAAAACCCATTGAAGATTATTATGATCCAATTATAAATAGAATGGGTATAAAGTATCCACAAAAACCAATTAGATTAATAACAGAAAGTAGAATAATAAAGATAGGACACAATAGAAAACCAGATCCAAAAACATCTTTGACTTCTAAGGAGTATATGTTAAAACATAGAGGAGTTGATATAGATAAGTACAATACTAAAATTACTTATTCTAATAGGGTTTTAACGAGCTTAAATAACAAATAGATATGAAGACTAAGGTTAGGTATAAAACTAGCTAGGATCAAAGATTTTAAAATGAAAGAAAATGACTTTTGGAGATTAATATATATCTTTAAAATAATTAAACAAAATGAAACCAGAAATCACAAATCAAGAATTTGAAAACCTATTACAAGGATTAAAAATTAATAAAAATAACTATGAGAACTAAAGATCCAAATCAGAAATACAAATACTTATTAAACGAGGAACTTAGAAATGAAATTAAGAAAGCCTTAAACAGTAGGACACCTACGAAAGAATTAATGGAGAAGGTAACTAAAAGGAAGATGTGGGATCAAGCATCTAATAGATATGGAGTTTGGACAAACTACTTAGAGGATATAGTGGAGACTAAAATAAAAATAAGGGAGATTTAAAAAATTAAACCAACTTTAATAGGTTGGTTTTTTTATGCTTTTTAGGCGCCATCTGCACCAGCACCTAGATCAACGATATTTATTATATTTTAATAAATTAAACCGCGATCAACTTCGTCTTCAATGTATAGGGTTAGTTTTAGATTTTAATTTGATCCTAGACACATTTATTATTCAATAGAGGATTTATATTAAATATTAATTAAACTAGCTAGGATCAAACCTAAATAGATTTTAATAGTATTATAACCTTTAATTGTAGAATCGTGTCACCAGACACGCATTCGTTCCAAGTATATTTTAATAAATTAAACCGCGATCAACTTCGTCTTCAATGTATAGGGTTAGTTTTAGATTTTTAGGCGCCTTAATGGTCCTCTAGACCTTCTAGAAGGTCCAAATCCTTCTAGGTAAATTTAGGTAGGTTAAGGTAAGGTTTAAGTAGGATTAAGTAATTAAAATAATATTGGACCTTATATAGATCTATATATGGCGCCTAATTTTAAAAAAACATTAAATTTATTAAAATTTTAATGACGCCTAAATTAAATATAAAACAAGAAGCCTAATTTTTTAGGAAGCCTAAAAGGGAGGAAGCCTAATTTTATATATACATTAAAAACAAGAAGCCTAATATGAAAAACATCGAAGAATTATTTAAAGGAGCAAACCTAAAACACGCAAATAGATTCATTGAAAAACTAAAATCTATGTCTGATGGAAAAGATAACTATTTAGAATTTAGTAATAAGGATCTAGGTATATTTTTTAAATCTAGATCTACAAGTTCTATTATAATTAAAACACTATTGGAGAATAATATAATTGAGATAGACCATAACTATTCATCTGTTAATGGAGTATCTAAATCATATAGACTTAATAAAGAATACCTACCTATTGAAAAACAACCAACTATTGATAGGACAAAATATATAAAACCTATATCAAAATTAGAAGTTATGAATAATATTATATCAGAGGAAGATTTTTTTGCAGTGGATGGTAGAGGATATATTGGTGATGAAGACCATCCTAGATACATTGAAGAGCCTGTTGAAAACAGTAGGACAGTATCATTTAAATATAAGGGATTTAAGGACATAACCATTATTATTAGAGATACACATAAGAAACTTTTTAAAGAGTGTGTTGATTTATTAAAAGTTAATGGATTGGAAGTATCTTGGACAACTATGGAACAATTTAAATTTAGATTTGATGATGAATATATTTATTACTATATTACTAATCTATATTTAGAAAGACAAAAAACACCGATTCTATAAAAAATCCATAATAGATAAAAAACACTTTTACAACTAAATAAATACTAATAAGAAACAATAGGACATATTGAATCTATAAAAATAAATAAAATAATATGAAAGAATATAAATATAAAGTAGAAAAGGGAGTTGAAATTCCAGTAAAAAGTTTATCATCAATATACCCATTTGAGATAATGGAAGTAGGAGATTCCTTTTTTGTTGATGATATTGAAAAATATGAAGCTCTTTTAAATAGGAAATCATCTCTAAAGAGAAAAATTAACATAAAAATATGTGTTAGAAAAGTTGACGGTGGTGTAAGAGTTTGGAGAATAAATTAAATATATAATTAATATGTCAGATAAAGAAATAAAATCCGAAATTTATAAACACTATTCAATTCATAGAAACTCCAAAATTAAATTAAATAATGATAAAATGGAGTTTAAATTAAGATTAGGAGATTGTGAATGTGAAATACCTTATCCCAAGGCTGTTATAAGGGAATTAAAATTAGAAAAAATATTATGTTAAAAAAATTAATTATATTGGTTAGTATTTCATTTTTGTTACAGGGATGTGCAACATCTACATATGATGATATGAGAAGTAATACCGTGGATAGAATAGTCATTAGAGACACAAGTGGTCAGTTATATAGTATAACAACTGGATTGATGCTTAGTAATGATGGTAACGCCTACCTTCATAAGTTAGATGAGAAAAATAAATAAATATATGGAATTAAAAACCTGCCAATACCGAAACTGCTCACAACCCTTCGAAGGGCGCTCAAATGCTAAATATTGTTCAAAGAAATGTAAGCATAACGAATGTAAATATAATCAAAGAGAAACTCAAAGAGTTGAGAAAGAAAGAGAACACATAAGGTCGTTGGTTAGGCAGTTTAGAGAATCGGATATTAACCCAACAATGGTTGCGTTGTATAATAAAATTTATAATAAATAAAATGAGAATAAACGAAGATGGATCATTCACAATATTCAAGGAAGAAGTAGATAAACATTTTGATTTTATCGAAATTGAAATGGACGCTAATAAATTATTAGAAAGAATTGAATTATTAAAAAAGTTTGTAAAGGAAAATCCTGATAAAACAAAAGAAATAAAAGAAGAAATAGATAGGTTTGAAAAAGATATGGAGGATATAAATTCATATATTATTAAAGTAAAATAATATGGAAGAAAAATTAAAAGAAATTAAGTCTGTGTCAGAAAAATTTAAAAATAAATATAAATTTTATAATAAAATATACTCAAAAAAAAAAATAATTAAAAGCTGTATTGGATCCGAAAGATTCGGAAAATTTTAATAGGATCCAACCAGTTTAAAGAAATATTAGAAATCCAAAAAATTATATAATGTAAAGTGGAAAATTTAATTTTAGGGGACTGTTTAGAAGTTATGGAAAAAATGGAATCCAATTCAGTAGATTGTATAGTAACATCACCACCATACAATAAAAAGGGGTTATCTGGTAAATCTAAACCAGGAAATCAAATTTGGAAAAAGTACAACATTGATTACGAATCTTATGGGGACGATATGACGGAGGAAAATTATGAGGCTTGGATGGTTAATATTCTAAATGAAATGATGAGAATAATTAAGACAAATGGGTCTATTTTTTTCAATCATAAACCTAGAAGACATAAAAATAAGGTTCACTTGCCAACCAATTTTATAAATAAAAGCAATTTAAACATTTATCAATTAATTATATGGAATAGATCCTCTAGTCCAAATATAAGAAAAGATTTACTACTACCTTGCACAGAGCACATTTATTGGTTAGTAAAAAATAAACCAATTGTTTTTAAAGATCAAATATCTAAAGATTTTCATTCAGAAATTTGGAATATTTATCCCGATAAAGGTATAGATCATCCAGCACCGTTTCCATCCAAACTTGTGGAAAATTGTATTCTATTAACCACACAAAAGGATAATATAGTACTAGATCCATTTCTAGGATCTGGAACAACAGCAATTGTTTCTAAAAAATTAGGTAGAAAATTTATAGGCATTGAAATAGATCAAAAGTATATGGACCTATCAATAAATAGACTAAAATAAAAATAATTAAACAAATGAGAAATCCAAAATCAGGAAAATATTCAATGGATTGTGATGTCTGTGGAAGACCTAGAAACCTTTATAAAAAACCAAAGTACACAACTTGCCGTTCTTGCAGATCAGATTATGAACACTCTCAAGATCTTAATAAGAAACAATTCTGTAATAAATGTAATAAGAAGTTAAGTTACAAAAACAAAGATGGAGTTTGTAGAACTTGTAGACCAAAAAAATCTGATAAATACCAGGTTAGTAAAAACCTTCAACAGAAGAGAAAAGAGAATAGTATACCATTTTACACAAACGAAGAGATTATGGAGTTCTTAAATAGTTTAGATCTAAACTGGACTGGTAAAAGTAGAGAACAATTTTTAGTAGACCTATTGAAAATATTAAACTACTCTGAATCAAGATTAAGAGGAACCGAATTACTTCAAGGCAGTGTCGTATCACAATTGGGTTTTATGGTTAGAGAACTATATTTAGAATGTAATAGAAATAAAAAAATAAATAAATAATATGAAAATTTTAGAAACACCAAACAAAGAAAATATCAAAGACCAAATAGAAAAATTAAAACTTATTTTAAAAGAATTTAATTTAGGTAATATTGGTATAGTTACACGAGATATTAAAGAATTTAGATTTGTTGAAGTTGATGATGTAGAAAAATATATAATAGAAATTTTAAATGAACACTTCTCTTTTTAAGTGAATAAAAAATTATTAAAGATAGTGAGTAAATATACAAAACCATATGCTCAGGAATCAGCAACTATACAACATAGATATGATATAATTGAGCCAACACAAGAACACTTTCCATTTTATAATTTCATAAAAATAGTAAATGATTTTGTTGGTTATAAACAGATTTCTATTATTGATATTTGTGGTGGAAACGGTAGAGTAATAATACCACTATTAGAGTATATAAAAAATGTTAAATATGAAAGCTTTGATTTTAATGTAACAACTTTAAACACAGGAATTAATTATTTTAAATATAATAGTAATATAAAATTTACACTTTGTGATATAGATACAGAATTTTTAAAAATAAATATTAAAAATAAATATAATATAGCTTTATTAGATAGTAGTCTTCAGATGTTAGAAAATCCTGAAAGAATTTTAAAACATCTTTGTAAAAATGTTGATTTTGTTTTTTTAAATAGAACTCCTATGAAAGATAGAACATTTAAGGGGCAATATAAATGGGGTGGTTGTGATGAACCAAGCACAATGTGGGACTTTGATAGACAATTTTTTGATAAGTTCTGCTCTGAAAATGGTTATAATTTTTATCTATATGATAAAAAATCTTGTTATATAAGAACAAAAAGTAAATAAAAATAATTCTTTAGACGACCTTTGAAATTTCAAAGAATTTAATGGTTCGTATAAAAGTCTATATTTTTACTAGATATATATAGTATAAAATTAATTAAATAAAAATGGACGCAATAGTACTTTTAAGTTTTATTTTAATATCATATCTAGCTGGAACACAGAAGAATAAAAATACAGAAATAATTAAATAAAAATGGAACAAACAAAACCAATTGATTATACAAATCTTAAACATAAGATACTTCAAACAAACGAAGATATGATTAAATATTATTTACAAAGAGATTTTAAACTAATGGATTACTCAAGAATACTTTTAAATACTTATATCGATAAAGCAATTGAATTAAAAAATAAAAAATAGAGTATGGTGGATAACCTTTCAAATGTTAGAAAAGCTTTACATAGTTGTTTATCAGAACAACCAGATTTTTTAAATATTAATACTTATATCGATAAAGAATTATGGGTAGATATCCAACTAGTTGGAGGGCAACTTTTAAAACTATTAACAAAGAATACATTAACACCTAGACAGATATCAAACATTTCAGATAACATTGATAATATAATCCTAGGAATGCTAGATATAGATGCACCAAAAGCAGTTCATTGTATAGATTTTTTAGGTGAGATTGTAGTAGAATTAGAAACTCTATTAGTAGAATATGAAGAATATGAAGTCTGTGTCAATCTTAGAAATTTAAACTCTTATAAGAATAAGACATTTCCAATTATACAAAAATAAAAAAAATTAAAATTATGTTAAACGAAACAATAGAAAATGAATTACAATGTAAAAGCATTGGTGGATTAGATCCAAATGGATCTAATATTTGCCAACAAGAAATGGAAATGGCAAGCTATTCAATACAAAAATTATCGAATGGTAAAATATTAGCTGTTATTGAATTAATTATTTTTAATGAACAATTTAAAAATAAAGATTATTCAAATTTAGAAACCAATTATGTATCAGTAAAAACAAATAAAGGCGATAGGACACTACATATATTTAATCCAACCATAACATTTAAGGATACTTCTGGTGTGGAATTTGGTGATCTATATGGATCGATCGTTAGATACTATTCATATGATTTTAGTTTTGATTATAATAAAACAGATAATTTAAAGGAATTAGTTAGTATAGAAGATATTACTTTATTTGAACAAGAAAATACATCATATTATAGAAATTATGAAATTTCATATCAAAAGGCAATTAAACATATATTAGGTCTTTTTAGAGAACATATATCACATAGTGATTATATTAGTGTCCTTAAACAAGTTATTAGGGACGAAAAATTAAACATTTTAATAAAATAAAAAAATAAAACAAATTAAATGAGATCAATATTTATAAATTATGCAGGTGGTGGTAAATACCAACAAGCACAAAAATTCGGAGCAGAGACTGCTATACAAGCTGGATTTGATGACGCAATCCTATACGGACCAAATGATATAGATGAGGAATTTAAAGAGAAGAATAAGTATATCTTATCAAATGTTAAGGGAGCGGGGTACTGGCTTTGGAAGCCTTATATCATAAAAAAGACCTTAGACCTTATGGAAGATGGAGATCTATTATTCTATTCAGACTCAGGATCTTATTTTAGAAAGTCTTTACAACCTTTAGTAGATTTACTTTTAAAAGAACCTTCTATGATTTTATCTTTTGAACTTAAAGGACTATTAGAAAAACACTATACAAAAAGAGATACGTTCGTTTTAATGGACTTAGATACACCAGAATATACAGAATCTAGCCAGAGGGAGGCCACATATATTATGTTAATTAAAACAAGAATAACAATGCATATCATTGAAGAATATTTAAAATATGCGCAAGACGCAAGAATTATTACAGATGATCCAAATACACAATATAAACCAAACTATGAAGGATTTGAAGGACATAGACACGACCAATCTATTTGGAGCTTATTGATGAAGAAATATGAAATTCCAGGCCACTTATTGATATCACAACACGGTAATCATTTAAGACAGGATTTTCCAAATGATAACTATTCAGAGATAACCTTTCATCACAGAAACCAAAAATAATATTTAAAGATATGGATATACAAACATTAACGGATTATAAATTTAAAAAATATTTAGATATAGGATTTAAAGACATTGATGTTTTTAAATACTTTGATTATTTATTAGTTAGACAAGAAATAGGAAAACTAGACTATAAAGATATTAAAAGACTAAATAAATTAATAGAAAATAAAATTTAAAGATATGAACCTAATAAAAGAAATACTTTACTGGACATTATTCATATTAACACTATGTATAATCTTTCCAATCATTATATTAACAATTATATTTTCTTTAATATTTGGAAGAACACAGATGTTCCAGAACTTTTTACAAGTCGTGAATGAAAAAATAAATAGAAAGAATAGATAAATGACTTATATGGAAGTGATCAACAAACTAATACAATCAGATGAGGTAAACGAATTTATATCTAAGATCCAACCCGTAGAACTACAAGGTGATTTTAGATCGCATCTTTACTTAACTTTAGTTGATTATGATCAAGATAAGATTTTAAAAGCATATAGAGAAAAATATTTAGGAAAATTAGTTGGTCGAATAATTTTGAACCAATTTAAATCAAAGACATCACCCTTCTGGGTAATATATAGAAACCAAGGGTTTAGATACTACCAAGTTTCCTTTATAGAAATACCAAAGAATGATATAAGAATAGAAGAGGAGGATGATTTTGATAGAGAACTTTGGATGAAAGAGAAAATAAAAGAGATAGATAATCTATTGAGAGCAAGAGAGGGATACCACTCATTTCTATTTAGACTATATTATTTTGATAATAAAACCTATCAAGAAATAGAAGAGTTAACTGGTATAAACTTCCAGAGCGTTAGAACCTCCGTAATAAAAACCAAGGATTGGATAAAAAATAGAATAAAAGAATGATATTATTAATATTAAAAACCTTAGGACTGGCTTATATAATCTCAAAGTTTACACCATTAAGACGAACGATTAACTTTATTGGACTTCTAATAAAGAAAAGAAATCCAACAGCTTTAAATATTCTAATATTTGAAAGCCTAGAAGAACTATTGACTTGTTTTAAATGTTGTTCGCTCTGGATTGGATTTATATTTGGAGGACTATGGGTTGGAATTTTATCATCAATTCTAGCATTAACCATATTTAATTATGGACCAAAAAAGATGTTTAATTAATGGAAGACAAATATACTTATGAAGATTATTTATTATTTGAAGAATGTATATCACATCAAAATCCAGATAAGGAACAAATGGATAGAACATTTAGACTATATAAGAAATATGTAGATCCTTATATCACACACTATAAAACCGATTGTGATTGTTCAGGGTCTATCAATCAGATATATTCTTTATTAAAACAATGGTTTGACTTACAGAAACAATATTTCAAAAAAATATAAAAAAATAATATACATAAATGTTAAGAATAAAAAAAGAATATTTTGATATCGTTACTACTAACTGCTTACAAATGGAATTAAAAGAACTAGAGGAGGGTGTTGAAAAGAATTCGATACGATATAAATATAACGCTAGTATACTTGAAGAGTTAAATGATATCTATGAGTATATTAACCAAATTAAATCAGAAATATTTAAGAGATGTAACGAGCAATTAATTAGATTAAAAACAATTGATAAAGATAAAGTAATAAATCTATGGGGGTCGGAAGATTATAATAATTATATTGATAGATATTTAGAAAAATGGGTACAAAAAACAAAACCAACACTTTAAAAAAGTAGAAGAATAAAATATATAATATTAGATTACAAAGATTACAATTGATAAAAAATAGTAGGACAATATGCAAGAAATACCAAAAGGAGTAGGACAACCACAACCAACTTATGATTATGAAACAAGTTGGAATCATTTGATTCCGGAAATTAAAGCGCCTTGGGCTAATTATGAACCAGAGACAACAAAAGAAAGAGAAGAAAGACTTAAAAAATTAAGAGAAGAGAATGATAGAGAAAATAGAAATAAGTAAAATAAAATTAAACCCATCCAATCCAAGAACGATTAAGGATGATAAATTTAAGAAACTAGTAAAGTCTATTAAGGAATTTCCTGAGATGTTGGATATTAGACCAATAGTTGTAGATGAGAATATGGTTGTTCTAGGTGGAAATATGAGATTAAAAGCTTGTATTGAATCGGGACTTAAAGAAGTCTCTATAATTAAATTTGAAAACTTGTCAGAAGAAAAGAAAAAGGAATTCATCGTTAAGGATAATGTTGGATATGGTGAATGGGACTGGGAATTATTATATGAGGATTGGAATAAAGATAAACTTATTGATTGGGGGTTGGATTTAAAGAAATATGATCCAAAAGAAGAATGTAAAACAAAGTTAGCTGATAGATTTATTGTCCCACCATTTTCAATATTAGACACAAGATCAGGAGATTGGACAGATAGGAAAAAAATTTGGAATCAATATTTAAATGAGGAAGGAGAATCAAGAGAAGGATTATTAGGAGGAGAACAAGGAAGCTGCATAATGGCAAATAATGGAGTCTCTTTATTTGATCCTGTAATAGCTGAAGTTATATTCCATTGGTTTGCGCCAGAAAATTCAAATATATTAGATCCATTTGCTGGAGATATTAGAAAAGGAGCAGTCGCTGGCTTCCTTAAACATAAATTTACTGGAATAGAATTAAGAAAAGAGCAATATGATATCAATATTAAAAAAATAAATGACTTATCCCTTTTAGAAAATACATTATATATTAATGATGACGGACAAAATATATTATCACATATAGATATTAATTCACAAGATCTTTTATTTAGCTGCCCACCATATTATGATTTAGAGGAATATTCAGAACTTTCGAATGATGCTTCTAATCAAGAAACATATGAAGATTTTATTAATATTTTAGATAAAACATTTACAGATGGTATTAAAACACTTAAATCAAATAGATTTGCGGTAATTGTTGTTGGGGATATACGAGATAAAAACGGATATTATAGAAATTTTCACGAAGATATTAAATTTATATTTAATAAAAATGGAATGGTTTTATATAATGAACTTATATTAATAGAAAGCTGCAGAACAGCAGCTATGAGAGCTAATAAATTAATGGGAAATAGAAAAGTTGTTAAGACACATCAAAATATATTAGTATTTTTTAAACCAGATGAAGATACCCTACCAAAAATAGAATCTGTTTTTAGAAAGATATTTGTATTTTTTAAAGGAGATGTTAAGAATATTAAAAAAGATTACCCAGACCTATCTTATATAAATTTAGATTTATAATAATATGAGCGTACAACAACCAGAAATATGGAAAGAAAAACTATTAGAAGCTTTAGAACAAAGCTTGGGAATAGTCACACCAGCTTGTAAAGCAGTTGGTATATCAAGAGATAGATTCTATGAATATTGTAAAACAGACTCAGAATTCAAAAGAAAGGTGGATGATATCAATGAAGTAACGGTAGACTTTGTGGAAAACCAATTATTGAAAGCAATTAAAGACGGAGACGCAAAAGCTATAATGTTTTTTATGAAATATAAAGGAAGAAAGAGAGGATATACAAATACATTGGATATAGAGGGCAACTTGAACCATATAGTAGATACAGTAAAATTAATAGAGATAAAGAAAGATGACGGACAACACAATTGAAATCAGACATACGAACGTCTTCTCAAGAAACCTTAAAGCTTTAGAAGATGGATTTAGATTTATAGTCAACGAAGGAGGCACTAGATCCT